TGCAGGGTCTTTTAATGTAGCTAATGACATCACTGGGTTAGCAGTCTTTCGTGAACAACTTATTATCTTTACTCAGGACAGCATTAAGAGACTGACTGGTAGTAGCGCTGCAGACTTTGCAGTATCACCTATTACGGATCGTATTGGTTGTATTAATGGTGACACTATCCAAGAGATTGGTGGTGACGTTATTTATCTAGCGCCTGATGGTATTAGATTGCTAAGTGCTACTGACCGTATTGGTGACTTTGCATTGGATGTCGCATCTGATCAGATTTATAAAGACGCTAATATATTCCTAGCTAGTACTTCTAGTTTCACATCTATTGTTCTACGTGAGAAAGCTCAGTATCGTATCTTTGCTTATATTGCTTCTGAACAGGTAGAGGTAGGGAAGGGTCTTGTAGCTACAAAGTTTATATCTCAGGGCGCTTCTGGTATGTCTTGGTCTACTACAACAGGTATAAAAGCTTTTGTAGCAGATAGCCGTTACTCAGGCACAACAGAGATGGTAGCCTTTGCACATGACGATGGATATGTTTACCGTATGGAAACAGGTTCTAGTTTTGATAGTTCTAATATTGAGGCTATCTATGAATCGCCTTATATGCCTATTACAGACCCTCAAACAAGAAAGTCTTTCTATAAGCTAACTCTTTATGCAGAGCCTACAGGAGACATGAACTTAGATTTAAATATTAGGTATGACTTTAGTACCAGCACAGATACCTCAATAATACAACCACCAACTCAACAGATAACTGGATCAGGTGCATCTGTATCTATTTTTGGAGCATCCAGTTCTGTATTTGGTACGTCTACTTATGGGGGTGAATTAGATAAGGTTTATCCAAATAGTATTATTGGTTCTGGTAAAACTGTAGCAATACGTATTGAGGACAACTCAACTAACCCCACATTTACTCTTGACACCGCTTTGTTAGAGTATAGACAAAACGATAGACAGTAAGGAAATATTATGGCAGGTTATACTAGGCAGGATAGTGCAAACAATATTGCCAATGGGCAAGTTATTGACGCTGATGATTTTGATGCGGAATATAATGCATTAGAGGGTTCTTTTAATGCTTCAACAGGGCATAAGCATGATGGTTCTGTGGGAGAAGGTGCGCCTATTACTAAAGTTGGTCCTAGTCAAGATCTTATTGTATCTGCGACTCAAGTTTTACCTAAGACAACTAACACTTTAGATTTAGGCTCTTCTAACGTACAGTTTAAAGATGGTTTCTTTGATGGAACTGTAGATACAGATGATCTTAATGTCTCAGTAAACGCTACAGTAGGGGGCACTCTAGGTGTTACTGGATTGGTTACCGCTTCTGGTGGTGTGTCAGGTAATTTAACGGGAAACGTTACGGGTCAAGTTTCTGATGTTAGTAACCACGACACAGATGATATAACAGAAGGTTCTAGTAATCTATATCACACTACTACACGAGTTAGAAATGCAATATCTGCAACTGGGAGTATAAACTATAACAGTACTACAGGTGTAGTTAGCTTTACACAGGGTAACACAGATACAATAGCTGAAGGCTCTAGTAATCTGTACCATACTACTGCGAGGGCAAGGGCCGCTATATCAGCGACTGATGCGGGTGGTGATGGTAGCCTGTCTTACAATAGTACTTCTGGTGTTATTACGTATACTGGGCCTAGCGCTGCTCAAGTAAGAGCGCACTTTAGTGCTGGTGAAGGTATTGATATTTTAAATGGATCTATTTCAGGTGAGAATGCAAGCACTTCTAATAAGGGTATAGCATCCTTTAATAGCACAGACTTTTCTGTATCTTCTGGTGCAGTGTCACTACAAGCTGAACGTATTCAAGATCTTGTAGGTGGTATGGTAACTGGCAACACAGAATCAGGTATATCTGTTACATATCAAGATGGTGATGGGACATTAGACTTCAACGTAAATGATCCTACTATTTCTTTAACAGGTGCAGTTACTGGTTCTGCAACTATGACAAACTTAGGTAATGTAAGTATTGCTACAACAGCTACTGCAGATCCTACGCTTACCTTAACAGGGGATGCTTCTGGTTCAGCTACTTTTACTAACTTAGGTGACGCTAGTCTTTCTGTAACTGTAGCTAATGATAGTCATACTCACGATGGTCGTTACTATACTGAGAGTGAATCTGATTCACGTTTCACTGCTTCTGCAGGGGATGTAATGACAGGTACGTTACGTTTTAACGATAACGTCTTAGCCACCTTTGGTTCATCTAATGATGCTGAGTTTTTCTGCAACGGCTCCCATATGTATATGGACTTAAATAGTGGTATTGGTAACTTCTATATTCGTGATGGTTCTACTACTAGATTTACTTTTGATGATGCGGGTCATTTCACTGCCTCTGGTAACGTTACTGCCTACTCAGACGCTAGACTTAAGGATAACATCGAAACCATTGATGGGGCTTTAGATAAAGTTTCAGCAATGCGTGGTGTTACATTTTATAAAGACGGACAACGTAGCACAGGTGTTATTGCACAAGAGATGCAAGAAGTCATGCCAGAGGTTGTAATGCAAAACGATGAGTACCTATCTGTTGCATATGGTAACTTAGTGGGTGTTCTTATTGAAGCTGTAAAAGAGTTACGTGCGGAAGTAGAAGAGCTTAAAAAGGGTTAGTAATGGCATTACAATCATCAGGCGCTATAAGTCTCGCTAATGTTGCAAGTGAATTTGGAGGTAGTGCTCCTCACTCTTTAAGCGAATACTACCGTAATGGTGGGCGTACAACTAGTAATAATACAAACGTACCTACATCTGGCACTATAAGCCTGTCAAACTTTTACGGTGCAACAAATTTCGTCTACACAACTTTTTATAACTCTTCTGGCGTTTGGACAGGCGTAAGCAAGACAGCACACTCAACGATTTCTTCAACTAATGGTAGTTTTTCGCCGGCTCGCAACGGCAGGGGAACTTTCGTGGTCATAGGCGCTGGCGGCAGCGGTGCTATTGGAAAGCTTCAAATCCCTGATTTAAGCCCTCGACATGATGGAAGATGCAACATGGGCGGCGGTGCCGGTGGCGCAGTAGTATTAAAAAGCGTGTCAAATCTTTCTACGTCTCAAAATTATAGCATTGTTGTTGGTTCGGGGGCAAGCACAACGCACACTGTCGGCGAAAGCGGAATTTCGGGTGGCCAAGGTGGTAACACAACCGTGACAGGCAATGGATTAAGCTTAACCGCAAGAGGCGGTAATGGTGGAACATTTAGCGGATCGTTTTTCCAAGGAACAGGCGTTGGCGGCACCGGCAGAACGGGTTCTGGTGGAGATGTAAATTTAACTGGCGGTAACGGCTCTGGAGATACATCAACGTCTATAGCGGGTGTGTCTGGTGGCGCGGCGGGTGGCCCGTCTGCACCCAATAATGACACCAACGGGCAAGGCGCGGGGTCGCATATTTCATTATTATCTAGTTACTATGGGATCTCAAATATTGGCAGCGGTGCTTCTGGATATGCCGATGGGCAAATCGGCGGTGGCGGCGGTTCACAGTCATGGGCAATGAACTCGCCTTCTTCATACAACATTACGAACAGCGCCAAGGGTGGTAACGGAATTGTTTATTTGATTTATTGGGATTAAACATGGATACCTTGACCACAGAAAAACTTGAAGCTATGCTTGATAGGGCCGCTAAGAAGGGCGCTAAACAAGCTCTGTGTGACTTAGGGTTATCTGACATGGATGCAGCTAATGACATTAAAGAGTTGCGTAGTTTGTTAGACTCATGGCGAGATACTAAAAAGAGTATATGGAAGACACTAGTACAATTAGGAACAGTTGCAGTACTGACATTCATAGCTACTGCTGTATGGATGCAAGTAGGCAAATAAGGATAAGATAAATGGCAAAACGTTTCTTAGGATTTACACCAGAGCAGAGAGGCAAGATACTGCCTGAGTTAGCTGGTATGCAAGAAGATGAACAACGTAAAGTTATTGCATCTAATCCTGCCTATCAGCAGAAGCTTGGTAATGCTACAGAGCAAGCAATGCGTATACTCAACCCAGAGCCAGTGAAGGCTAATGAGGGTGTGTATGTTCGTGGATTTAACCAGGGTGGTCAGGCTAAACTAGACTCCGCACAAAAACGTGTAAGTGATGCTATGGCTGCACTACAGGCCGCTAGAGATGCACAGGCAGCTAATCCACAGGACACGTCCCTAGTAGAGAGAGTTAATGATAAACAGGCTGCATTAACTAGGGCGCAAGAGGCTCTTACTACTGCTCAGACACAGTTTAA